ATTTGCGGTATTTCCTTCGCCCGACATAGCCCCTTGCCTAGCCCCCTTTTAGTGTGGCACTAATGCAACAGGGGAGAGTTTACAGATTTGGTTGAACGCTTCTCCTCCCTGTGCGTTCCCAATAGAGGGGGGCGGGTTTTCCTCTCCTTTTACCTGCCCCTCTCGTTGTAAAGGTTGAGACATGAAAAATAGTGAGATTGATTTACTGAAGGCTATTGCGCTAGACCCTGTGTTGTTTGTGCGTAGTATTATTGGTGTTGAGCCAGAGCAGTGGCAGTGTGATGCGTTGTATGCTGTTCGTGATAATGACAGGGTTGCGATTAGGTCTGGTCACGGGATTGGCAAGACTGCTTTTCTGAGTTGGTTGATATTGTGGTGGTTGTTGACTCGCACTCCGTCCAGAGTTGCT